CAGTTCAACAGGGCTTACTTGCCAACAAAAGGATGCGCCAACACCCACTATGCTGTTTCAAATTCAAACAAGGATCCTCACCTGTATTACGTGCTGCTAAGCCAATGCGGAATTAGGACATCGCATCGTCAGTGAAACACACACAAAATAACGTGCTTAGAAAAGAAACAAACTAACCACTACACTATACACATATTTCAGTGTGATCATTGTCGCAACAGCAACAATACACACAACCGTTCACAACGCATTTATTTAATCGGCGGATTACTCCGCGAGCGTTTCTGATCGGTTTCCTTTTCTTTTTTGAGCGGAAGCATCACATAATCATCCTTAAGTGATGTTAAAACCTTATCAATCATCGAAGGAGTCGGACTAATGTCCTTCTTATCAATATCAACTTTAACCTTACTATCCGAAGTGATGACAATGCCCGAAGCCGTTACGGTCTTCGCACCATCACCAATCGCTTTGATATCAGCGACTTTAACGTCACTAATCAACGGAAGCAAAGAAGGGCATAACTTCACAATATTCTTCATCACACCCAAAGTCATTTTCTTTTCCTCCTCCTTCTTCTTCTTCCACTCACGGTAACGCTTCGTAAAGCCGTCACCCATACTCATAACGATCAAATCACCTCCCCAATCCGCATTTTTCGTCAATGCAGCGGTCGGAGCCAAATTATACGAACCATAATTACCATATAATTTTGCAAACGACACCGATGCTGTCGCAGGATCGGTCACATCAATTAAAGAGTAATTAATCCAACCGTTATGAAAGTACTCATTCACAGTGAGATTGCCTCCACCCATACAATAACCAGTGAAGGGAGCAAAAACAGTATCTTCAAAATCAGAGGTGACAATCGAACAACCACCTATCGTTGTAATGGTGATCGGATCATACATAACAAACACACCGGAAGGGGTGCGTATATTAACCAAACCCGTATCACCAGCGGAAATAGTTCCACTCGGCAAATTGTTCGAAAACACCTGCAACATCACTGTGTATAAACCAGCGTCGGGAAAATTCAAATAACCACCCACTGGCACTATCGAAGTTCCCAACGTGCTCGTCACTTTTTTATTCCATGCACCGAGCCCATGCATGTTAGTTCCCGAAGTGCTCGACCACAATTCTAAAATATCAGTGATCGAAAACACACTCGAAGAACCCACCAAAGGAATTGCAATGGTTGACGTATCACCATTATTCACTAATTGGTAATGATCAGCTGCCGATATCTCAGGAGCAGAAGTGATATTAGCCAAAACAACGTTCGGCGTATTCACTTCCCAACAATAACTGATATCAATGTTACCAACTGATGTACCAGAGGTGACACCATCCAACCATACAACACAAAAACCATAATCCATTGTATTAAGATCGGTCGCCACAGTCGTTAGCGCTGCGCCATCAGAAACAGGAATGGCAGGAGCACCAACTCGGATATTACGCTCCATGCGTTTATCCTTCGGATCCTGTGTAAACCGAATCGTGTGATCTTTCCAAACTGAACCATAAACACGATCGGACTGATCCACATATTGCTGTCGGGACGTTGATCCCGTCGTTGGAACAGCACCCATTGCATTGCGGAAAAAAGTGATACCCACTTCTCCCGCCTGAGTGCTGCCACACGTCGATTTATAATTAACAGTGACGTGACACCGTTTATTTGCCAACGAATGCTTTTGATAAAGCTTCGCAATCTGTGAACTCCAATTCGACATACCATTTATATAAGAAGGTTGCCCGGGCGTAAAACCCGAATCCGGCGGCAATCCCGGATTCAACGAAAACATAAACACCATATCGGCGTTGGTTGCCGTTGTGGCAATGCCTTTAATATTCACACTAATTGCCGTATCATTACATATAAACTGAGAACGAACAATATTACGTGCCCTATTTTCAAAACCGCGGGCCGCGGGAGCGCTAAAAGTTCGCGTGGACGTGCGATTGGGGGCTGTCATTGCACCGCCACCCACACGCTTCGCCACGCGCCGAAATTGTTTTGCACGCGCTTTAAACGGACGAGCCTGCCCGTTGGCAAGAGCTTGTACTTTACGCGCTGCTGCACGTGCTTGACCGGCCGCGGTTCGCGCGGCACGGACAGATTTCGCTTTACCATTTGTCATAAATAAGTATTGGCGTACTTATATATCGCTCGAATCTTTTTCATCGGACGCGTCGCGATTACACATTGTAACCGATGAATAATGATCCAATAACGAGTACACCAATGGGAGCGATTGATATTGACTCACACGAGAACAATACAACCGCTCCAACTCAGAATCAGTTTTATAACCTCTATCGATCATATCATACGTAATATCATATTGCGGTCCCTCAGGACTACGCAAAACCACACCTTGAAGATAAGATGAGTAGTGTTGTTCAATCCATTGGATCAAGCCCTGAATATCTTTTCGCGTTTCCTCATCGGGCCAACTCTCAATCCTGAGAGCCATAGCTCGAAGCATCAACCAACGAATATCCAGATTTTCAGAGCCCTCACGCAATGAACACATAACTCGCGCACGATCTGGCCGTGGCAGCCACATCTGCAACTTATCATACCATTGAAAACGCATCGATAAAAACATAACGTCTTGCAACTTTCTCGGCTTCTCATCGGGAGTAGTCGTCTCAACACCTATCTGAGACCAAACCTCCGCAATGGCAGTGGGATTGAACCATCCCACAACAGCATCACTACACGTATACGTATTATCGTCACCATTCAAAGCGGCTTCAACATGCGTCATAAACGCATCATAAGAACAAAGTTCCGGACAATGCTTCTGCGATAACATAATCCAAGCATAAGCAAAAAGCCGGAACAAAATCATTGTATTATCCACGATGGTGTTCGCGGATCCAGAAGGATTACCCGTTTCTTTCGTAAAGACTTGACCATTATCCATAACTAAATTAGAATCAACGATCTGGCGATAAACTTCGTCCAACTTTCGTGCCTCATCGGCAGTCATATTTGTGAACTTCTTTCGCAGATACAGTTGACCCATCATGGCGTCTCGAAATAAACTGGCATCAAAAGAACTCTCATCCAGCTCAAAAGCATTGGGAAGTCGGTTTAAACGCTTATATAAATTATCCCACCCAGCATAAAATTTGGTGGCACCGACAAAACTCCAATGTTTATTAGCCGTACTATAAAATTTATTATTCATATCCCAACACAATCGATTGGTAGCATAGACATGCTCAACAGAGGACGCGGTGAAAGAACGAATCTTGTTCAACCGCACCTTATCAATGTCTCGCATCTCCTTTTTCAAACTAGCAACCCAAAAGCTATCGAAAGGATCAGCAGTATGTAAACTATTCCAATATTTTCGTAAGTACTCAATATTCGCCGGAACCGCAAGGAATGCCTTTTTATTCTTAAAAGACAAATTCCACGGAAAACCGGCAGACTTACTTTTATCGAATTCCTGCAAAATCTTTTCCTCACTCTCAACTCGCGAACTTGATAACCACCGACGAAAGTGTCGTTCGGTCCAATCCAAAGCCACATTCCATTGCTTTAACTCAGGAACGGGTTGGGGACGATTATACTTTAAAATACTCTTCTCCAAAGCTGGAGAATTAAGCGGGGTCATGATATAATCAATATTAAACTTTATATCATTTAAAGACACCCATTGTTCAAAATAAGGGTTAATCGTATACTTTGTCTTATATGGAGTAAAACGAGTAACCCGACCTAAATACATCATATAAGGCGCAAATTTATTAATTTCATAAACATAATTGGATCGTACTTCAACAGAAGAAGGGGCTGCATAAAATGGTGGAATTAAGTCACCAAATTGTTTATGCATCTTTTTGAGATCCGGCCCTATTATAAGTTTTTTGTGAAGAATGAAATGAGGTCGTCATCAACGACTTCCGCATTCCAAAATTTAGCACCAGCAGCATTTTTGTTTTCACCAAAATGCATACCAATAGCATGAATTCCATCAACAGTCAAAACACCCCCACAGTTGCCAGCTTTTCCCTCACATTGATGCTCAAGAATAGAACCCTTAACAATAGCAGTTCCACTCGAAACACTAATCTGAGTAGCTCCCCACGTATCATACGCGAAGAAATGACAATCATGAAGTTGACCTTCTTTCGGTTTGGCCCATTTCTGTGATTTCACAGCCATAAACGCATGGTTAACTGACGTCTTAAATTCAATATAACCAGCATCACGATTACTGTGTTTCACATGAGACCACTGACCAATAGGAATCATAACTTCCGCATTATTCGGAAACTTCACAAGCAAATTTTGATTCAAGTCAACAGCAATTTTTTCATCCTCAATAAAATGTTTATTTAAACATAAACGAACAGTTTGACTACCACGAATTAGCAAAGCATTTTGAAAACACTTCGCACCGTTCGGAGCCGTCAACTGCACACGATAAACATTATCAGGAGAGGTCACACGAGCAGCCTGTTTAACCGCAACATTCGGAGAACTGTGCTTCCAAAGACACTTATCACCAAACTTACAGCTTTTACGACCACACTCGTGAGATCTATCACAACCGTTCAACTTACAAAATTTGCCACACAAACATTTCTTCTTTTGATCAATAACTTTACGAACAGGAGAATCCTTAGCAAAAAGAATGTGCTCAACATTACACACACCACAAACAGCACCTTTTTGTAAGACCGCTTGACCCTGAGCAACTGCCGGGAGCAATCGGGTGATCGCCGCATCAAGACGATCAGCATTCTTATCCTGATTTCGTAAGATATCAGTCAGAACCGATTTAAGAGACTCAATATAAAGAAGATCAGCCTGCTTCACAGCAGGTTTCTGAGGCAGAGGCGGCAATGGCGGCTTCGCCACAACCTTGGGAGGAGGAATAGGCTTACTCAAACCGTTGATAATAGCACCGACATCTTCATCAGTAGCAACTTTATCAACGGTAGCCTTCTTCTTCTTCTTTTGGTTGTAAGCGGCGGAACCTTTAAAGTCATCCTGACCACCATACAAACCCGCATCATCATCCTCAGAATCGGAATCTTTGTGATCCTTGTTGCTCTTCTTATAATGAGTTCCATCATCATTATAATCATCCGGATTTTCCTCTTCCGGCTCGTGATCATTTTCATATTCATCACGAGAACAACCCTCACAAAGCTGAGATTTCATGGATTTGGCCTCCGCGAGACTGTAATCCTCAGTGCTATGACACACAGGACAACGCACATGGACTACAATATCCGGATCCGACAGATCGGGATCATTAAGATCCTTAGCCTCAAAGGTTCGACCAGTCTTACCAGACGTACAAAACCATCGCAATTGGCGCTTAGCCTCATGCTTCCGATAATCCCTAATACGCTTCAAATGCGCCTTCTTAAAAACAGATGTTTTTAAGTACCACACAACGGCACCCAATAAAAGGGCAAACACTGTCAAATAAACCCATTTCATATAAGGATTCGCTTCATCGACCGCTTTACGAACATCACCGCCATCCCAAACATCTGCAAGACCTTCCCAGTCCGCAGTGGATGGTTTGCCACTAGTAGTGGTATTTTTATTATCAGTGTGTTTTTTGCGATAAGCGTCAATATCAAAACCAATTCCGACACCACTCTGTTTCGAGGAATCTTTAATTGCCTCATCCATAGTAGCCTTCAAACTCTTCTCGGAACGTTTCAACGAATCATTAATTCGATCATTGGAAGTGGACATGATATTAAACAAAGAGCCAACCCATTTAATCATCGAAGTAAAACCTCGAACTTCAGACCACACTTTATAAGCAGGAAGAACTCCACACATCCACA